CATTATGGGTTATGCCGGAGGTGCTTTAAGTCTCTACGGTCTAGACGGCGGTCGTGGCGCCATGAAGGAGTGTAAACACTCTTGTTCCACTTGACTTCATAAAGTTTCCAAAATGTTGGATTAGTCACCCTAATCACTATTCCAAAATCATCATGATGGACCCATGCAGCCCGTTGTACTTTTTTTCCGGAGGCGGAAAGCGTAACCAAATCACCGACTTTCATTTATCACCTCAAATTCCTCTGGTTTGTGTAACTCCATTGACCGACCTGGGTATGCAACTGCGACCAGAGGACCTGTTAGCAGCAGACCTTCGGTTATCGCGTGTGGATTAACTACAATGGCGAGGGTATTTTGTTGATAAGAGTCTATCCTGCCCCAGCGTTTTCGCACCAAATCACCGACTTTCACTGACTACCTCCAATTCGTTAAGCCTAACCATTATGCGGTCGCCATTGAACAGCGCCCAATAGTGATTATCGACTCTCGTTGAGGAATTTTCCTCAAGTAGAATACCAAGACCATATGATTTATGGTAGTGGTGTACTTTAAATCTTACTAGGTCGCCTACCTTCACTGATTACCTCCAGAAGTTTCATATCAACAGGTGGGGAGTAGTTGTGTAGCCTAGCCCACTTGTGAGAAATTTCTCGAACAATATATATGTCTTTAGGGGCACTGCTGAACAATGCATTGTTAAATTTTACTAAGTCGCCGGCTTTCATTTTACGAAACCTTTTCTAGATTGCAAGCGAGACATATGATCTTTTCTCCGGAATGTTTTAGGATCCGGAAAAAATCACTACTCGAATAAATGTGATTAATGGTGATTACCCTTTCAAGAACAATCCCGTAAAATTCAAAATTATCATGAGTGTCATCCATCTTCCGAACTAAATCACCCGGCTGAAACGCGGGTTGCAATACGGCTGTGCTGCTCACAAATACTCCTATATTCCAACAAAGCTAATTCTTTCTTTTTGCATTCTAGCATAATATCATGTTGCTGTCCATAGGAATTTATCGGTCTGCGGATAAAATCCGAATGTGCTTGTGGTCTAATTTTTAGATCATTCTTTTCTTCTGCTCGCGATTCTGAAACATGCACAACTGGAGGGATTTCTTTTTGCCATGTCGATGCAGCGAGTGACAGGGCTGATTCTTCTGTCAATCCGCCGGTACAAAAACGGTGATGGTGATAATCAAACACAATTGGCACACCAACTCGCTGATAGATTAGATCGTAAAGGTGCTTTACAGACCACATGGAGGCTTTATCATCGTTCTCCAGGGTAAGCCTAGAGCGCGTGTTTTCATCCAGTCTATAGAAGTTTTTGACCCATCTAGATGCCGTGCCTTCAAAGTCTCCGCCGTATGTTCCGCCAACATGAATGTTAATCTTGTTGTAATGACTAGGAAAAAACCCCATCATGTCAAATATCTGAGAGTGTGAATTAAGTTCTTTTATCGTTTTTTCGACGACTGACTCTTTTGGCGACCCAAGTACGTTGAATGGTCCGGGGTGGAATGTCAACCTGTGGTTGTTCTTTGTTGCATAGTCCCCAACGTTTTTTAGGGTTTTGGATATTTCTAGGTAGTCTGGTAGATCTTTAATTTCATATTCAGACATCCACGGAAAAATGTCAGAAGACATGCGGTAAAACTTGATATTTTTCTTTTCATTCCAAATCAAAATCTTAAACAAATCTTTGACATTTTGGAGTGAAAGCTCCGAAGCATACTTCAATCCTTTGGCTTGAAAAGTCTTTTTAATCATAGAGCGATTAGTTGTAACACGCTTTGACTTTGGTACATCAGATAGTGTCATGTTGATGCAAGCATATCCAATTTTCATATTTTCCTCAATTCAAGTTTAGCATACCATTCTCGGTAAGATAATTTATGATCTGACCAGCGGACCTTGTAGCGCGGTGATGCTTGAAAGTGCTCGCTGTAGCGGGGGTCTACTTGTGTTATAATCCCAACTTTTTTTGTTGGATACGCAGTGTTGAAGAATCTGACTAAGTCACCGACTTGCACGACTTAAAACTCCTTTGATCGCAATGACAGGGAACCAAAGATCTGGGTGTGCCCAGTCTGGTTGCGAGTCTATCCAGGCAACCTTTATTGTATCGACTGGTGACGATGGATGTCTCGGATACATCATTCTAATGTCCGTTACAATGCCACGGTGTCCCAGGTTGTGTTCGATTAGATCACCGATTTTCACTTACATTCTCCAATTGTGAAATAGCTTCTATTGTTGGCATTCTGCCCTGCCAAGATACATAGCAAAGTTTTTCCGATGTCACCTTTACAACAATCCCCATGCCTAAACTTAGCATCATTGGGTGTAACACCAGGTTTCCGACTTTAATCTTAGCTACTTCCACAAGATTACGTATTCACCAAATTGTTCATCAAAAGTATGAACTAATCCATCGTAGCTTGACATCCTCATTACTTTGATAATAGCATCAATTCTATCTTCTGTGTAACCAAGTTTTCGACCCAAGATCTGTGCGTACCTCATAAGAGCGAATGCGTTACCGTCTGGACCTGAAAGATCTATCTCAAGTAACTTGGGCTCTTGTTCCGATTTAGATCTTATCATCTCTGGCGCCAGTGGTCAATCAAAATCTGACCTATCCATAAACCGACTGCAATTGTAATTACGCTTCCTAAAAAATCCATTTTTCCTCCAATTTTAAAGTTGTGCTGGCGGCAGGATTCGAACCTGCGACCTGATGATTACAAATCAACTGCTCTACCAACTGAGCTACGCCAGCGATGCACCCCGAATAGGATTCGAACCTATGACCCACAGCTTAGAAGGCTGTTGCTCTATCCAGCTGAGCTATCGAGGCATTATTTATAATAATATTATCAGTGTTTGATACAAAAGTCAAGAAGATTCTTGTACTTTTTCCAGCATCCAGCTGGGGAATTCTTGTATTCTAGAATGTTGGTCCCACGCTATATAGACTCTGAACCAGTCTTTATCAATTTGAGAGAAAATTACTCCCTTCAACTGGTTTGGCAAAGGCTGCACCTGTTTGTTTGAAACGACGTAAACTAAGTCCCCCACTTTTACCATTTGTCCAGTTCCTCCATCAGAGAGTAAATTTCATCATCATCAATGTGTCGCTTCTCTTGGAGAGGGGCACTGGTAACACTGCTATGTTTCTTGTCATGAAGCTCCAAAAGAGACCGTGATTCAGTGAGCATTCTTTCTGGGTCTCCCGACAAGTAAACTCTTATTTTTTCGCCGTTTTCTAGGTTTATGACTGGGTCCCCGGTACGGACTGCTTGGTGTTGAACAAAAGACATAGAAAACATCGACTTTTGTTTTCTGATCCTATCGAGTTTCCACCCTGAAAGTCTTGCCATTTTTCTTAAGGAGGGCTTAAACATTCCTTGGGTGTCCGGGAATGATTTCATTCTTTCGTCGCCGGCGAGGTATGAGATATATTTTATGGTATTGATCATCTTTTTCTCTTTAGGTCTGATTCGTGTGCATAAATGGGGGAGACCTCACCAATAAGTAGTATCTTGTATACCCTAGAGCCCTTTGCTGCTCGGGTGACGGGCTTTGCGTCAACCTCCAAAACAAACCCAATTTTATTAGCTTCTCTCGAACGAGCTAAATGGTTTGACCGCTTTGGATTAGATGCGTTCGCTAGATCAATCCTGTTAGATGCTCTTATTTGAATACAGTCTGACTTTCCAAATTTAGGTTTATTATTATAGTTTTCTCGAATTTTCTTAGCATATTTATTTTCACAAAAGTGATCCCACTCTTGCTTAGTAAAGGTAAAAGATTTTGGATTCTCAATTACTCTCTTGGTATATTCCTGAAAGTAAGCGGTGGTGGAATAGTACGCCGCGACTTGTCTTGCGATACGGCGGTGGTGGTCTGAAAAGTTATCACGCCAAGTTTCAAACTCTTGAATCTTCAAGGGGCTATACTTCTCCTTAAGGCTATTGAACCACTCAGTCTGACCGGGGGTTAAGTGACCTCGGTTGACGCACTGTCCCATTACAGATTCAATGAACCATTTCTCTCTATTGCTAAGGTAATCTTTTGCGCTCTCAAGCAGATTGGTAAAGTCAGCTTCGTTATATTCTACCATTTTCCACATCTTTCTACTGGTTTAGCTTTTCCAAATGTCTAAGAATACATAATTTTGGTTGTGACGAGCCTCTCCATAAGATCTTGGCGATCCTGTCCCCTTCTTGCGGATTAAATTCATTGAATAGGTTTGAATCGACGACTTCTAACAGAACACCGATGGGCTCGTCTGGTTTCAACCCTTGTGCTCCGGCAATTGTCACTAAATCTCCAGGCTTCATGAAAAACACCCTTTCACTTCGAATTATTGTAATATATTATTGCATATTTAGCAAAAAAAGTCAATAAAATTAATTATTTATCTCGTGAATATTATAAACTAGTTCTGCACAATGATACCAACCTGAAGATGCAGATTGTTTTGTCCATATCATAAAAGCCATATAGTCTTTAATTTTAAGGCATTGCCCAAAGCACTCAAACCTTGTTGAATAGTAGATAGTGTTGACTTTTAGTAAGTGCTTTTTCATTATGTGCCATAAGTTATCACCATCCTTTTTATTCGAGATACAAACTCTCTGTTTTCATCCGAGATAAAACCAGGTTGGATCCAATTTATTTGCTCCTCTTTTAATTCTGCCCACTCTCCAGTTAATGGCACATAGAAAAGATGCTTATTGTTCGTAACAGATGTGCTAATATATATGACTGTTTCATCTTTTATGTTTGTTCCGAATAAATCGTAATCGGTCAGAACCTGGGCTTCCTCTCCCCGAGTCACTTGATTAAATTCTTCTTGGAAAGAATGTCCGCAATATCTTGACAACACTGTAATCTCTCGCTTTCCACATCCATACATGAGGATGAGTTCGTTTCTAATGTTTCTCTGATAAGAATAAAAACTTTTTCGTACATACTCTGAGCTTCTGAAAAGGTTTTTCTGTCTAAATCATCTATTGTAAATCCGTAAGTCTCTCTGTCGATGCCGTCAGGACCAACGTTATGGGATAAGTCAGACCACCTATACCCTTTACCTTTTCTAATATTTTTCATTTGGGAATCTTCCTTCGTTTGCTATTAATATTAGTAAGTCTGCTAACTCAAAAGCAGAATCTAGGTCAAGATCTATTCTGTTATTACCCCCGAGGAGAATAGTAACAGATTTGTTTTCTTGAAAAATTTCAGTTAATATCGAATCTCCAGACGGAGTATTCATGTAAAATTGCTTCTTATTATAAGACATCTAACAACACCAAAACAACAATATCTATCATAACACTATTCAATCACTTTGTCAAATGGAACAAGTTTCCAATACTTATATTTTTTTATGTCTCCGGCTAAGAGACCATTCTCTAACAAGACACTATAGTAATCATCTCCTGACTTTCCTACAATCTCGCCAACAATATTCAGGGGGCGCCCAAAAGGAAAATCTAGAATATAAACCTTGTCCCCTTTCTTAAAGTCCATACTATAAATAGTATAAATTGTAGCATATTTTGCTAACGCATCATTTCATGCTTCGGCGGCGGGCGGATTCTTTAAGATCTTCTAAGATAATCGCAGCAACTGCTTTACGGGCTGCAGCAGAATTGAGGTTGATTTGGGTATCCTTAATTTTTTCTAACGATTTTTGTATGATTTTTTCAATTTTGCTCATTCTCTTTGTCTTTCTTTCACTCGAAAAAGTGACAATTTTTAATTTGCCACTCGTAGTTCAGTTCTTTTTCACAATCTTCTTTTTTCAGCTCCCAACAATAGGCATCGGTATACATATCCTGCAGACACCCTTCTTCACACAGCTTTCCATGCTTCACCGGGTCTGAGCTATGGCAAACAAAAACACTCTTCTCGCTTTGAGCTTGAAGACGTGGTTCGCGATGATGGGTGCACGCAACCAACACAACACACAAAAAAAAGTACTTCATCTATTATTCTGCCTATTCCGTTATAATCAGTGTTCCAGGATTGTAAGCGCTTTCTTCGCTGCACTTCCACTCATATTCATGAACAACGGAATTCACAAGGTCTTTCATTTTTGATGAGTGTCCAGTTATAATCTTACACGGTAACTCAACAAAATTCAAGAACTTTTTTATTTTTTCTTCTGCTTTAAAGTGCTGGACTCCATGCAAATCTAGTGTTCTCATTTTTCTTTGTTTTCTTCTATTTTTCAAGGTTCTATAATGAACCTCCGTCGTAGTAATATCCTCTGGACCTGACGCATCGAGTCGAGCCCAAACACGCTCCTTCTTTACTCTCCCTGGGTGTCCGTCTAGGACATAATATAAGTACCTCGGCGTTGTTTTGGTGACAATAGCCACTTGAGCACGGTCAAATGCCTTGTGAACTATCATATCACCTTTTCTTAGTTTGAATCCCTCCATTATTTTTTACCTTACCTTCCAGCTTAAAAAGCCAATTTGTTGAAACCATTCCTAAAGAATCATTGATTCTGTTCTTCCTAGACACCATATCTTTAAAGAAAAACTCGTATTTAGATCCGGGCTGCATCTTAACCAACCCCACCTGTTTATGGAGTACAGACCCCTCTTTGTCTTGGTGGACATCTATAATGTCCAGTAGAACTCCCACCCACGTTTTGCCGTAAAGAAGGTGATATACTAGATCCCCTATCTTCAATTCTCTGGCTCTGGATGTCGATCTGTTTTTGGGCATAGTAAGAAATAACTCCTAATGTAATTAAGGAGAAAGCCCAAAGAATAATTAAAATTGGACGAATTTTATCTAAAAAATTCAAAATATACACGCAAGCACCCTGTTAAAATCAAAGCCCAGATAGCTATTTGATAGTCCATGTTTCTAAACATATGTATTTACACGAGACAAAGCAGACAAATCTGAAATGCATTTCTGTGAAATGTCCCCTCTGTTTCTCTTTTTTGCATCTTCCAAGACGAAAAGAAGTGTCTTGTGTGCTTTATCACAGTTTATGTAGAACTCGAAAGCCTCTAGTGCAGCAGATAGCCCTGCCCTAATTATAGATCGTGATCGCGATCTAAATTCTGAAATGCCGTGATCTTTTGTTTTCACTCTAAAGAAAATATCTGTCTTGGCGTCTGTTCCTTGAGGCGTCGTGGATACTGAAAAAATTGGTTTTACAATCACATCAACTAAACTTATGTTCTTCAAGGAAGTGTATTCTTCAGAAAAGTTTTTATAACATATGTTGAAGACAGAATCTATAAAACCTAGACCTGGCATATCTGTGAAAGAATATTCTTTTGTATCCTGTGTTCCTGTTTTCTTTTCTTCTGTCTTCTGAAACGATAGGTCAACATATGTTCTTTCATCCAAAAAGTCTTCTCTTACCTTTAGGGTAAGGGGCTTTAACATCACTGTTTTCCCTCTAAGTCTTCTTGCGAATATTTCTCTGACATCTTCGCGGCGGAAGTGATCTGGAGATTTCATTTACTCTAGCCTTTCAAAGCCTGCTGAGACTTTAAATATATTTTGCACATTCTTTAACCTCTTCAAGTCCCTAAGAATCCGGCTTTTTGAATCCTCTGGAGAGCTAAACTGACCTGGAACCGAGGGGATGAATTTTATTGACAGCCCCGCTATATATCTGCCTTCTGCGACTTTCTGATTCTTTATGACAACTGTCACGATTGTCACATTCGGCAGTGCACGTAAATCAGCCAAAATATCATCGAGACCGCGTGAACGGTTTTGGTCGATGGTCAAGCTATAGGACAACATGCAATAAAATTTATATATACCGCGTTGGCGGCTTCGCCCTTTTTCTTCTTTGATTTTTAAACTTTCTTTTATACTATCATAAAATTTATCTTTTGTCATTGTTTTTTTGTTAAAATATTCAGCAACCTGTATGGATACTGGGTCTTTGGTCTCTGACACCCATGGAGGTTTAGGCTCGGATAATGCGTCGTATTCTTTTTTAGGGGGCTCGAAACTGTCCAACCACTTCTTGGCTTCTTCCCTTACTTTACTCAATATAGGCACATATTCCTCTTTAGGCATTTTCGCGAGGTTGGGGCTTTTACCGGTTCTTTTAGTGTACTGCCCAATCCAACGAGTAGCGTACTCTGGATCAAAAATGCCGGCATCAATCATGTATTTCATAAATTCTTTACTAAATGCACCGGCTTCGGAGGCTTTGACCAATTCGCGGGAATAGCGGCGCCCTGTAACTCCCCAATATGGTCCATCTCCATACGGTCCCTTAAGTGTTCCTATGGTTGTCAAGTCTACAACCGAAAGCGGGGATGCGCCGGAGTAAGAAGGAGGAGACTTTAAACTTAGAAGTTCGATCTTTCTAAGGTCCGATACTGCTGGGTTTAGTATTGCATCTATGACATGCCCTATTTTGAGTTGCGAGGGCTTGTTATTTTTGACATCCTCCATCATCTGCTCCACAATGTCGTCTGATAGTGATGGAGTTTGCACAATATATCCATTTAAAGGAAACGATGCAGCCTGGTTAGCCATGTTTAAAAAAGTAACATTTTGTCTCAGGCTATATATTTTTCTTACAATTTCTCGATTTGGAGGCTTCCACCCATCAAGATATTTTTGCAATATCTGCATGAAGTGTGGCTTCAGATTGTTCACAAGAAAATCTGACTTTGCAACTTTATTCATATATTCTTCGCTCAAAAGATACTCTAATATCTCATCTCTGATTTCCTGTTCAGTGTACATACTTCCGCAGACAGCTTTTACAGTAAACACAGCAGTTTCAGTCCTCCGTACATCCAGCCTAGATGCATTAAGGACCTCTTTGCACAAGCTCCAGGTGCGGCGCGATAGACTCGCGAAGTCAACCCTAATGTTTTCTGGTGGGAATAGGAATCGAGCCGATCCGTCCGGTCCGATCAGCAGGCTGTACTTCGCGCCTTGGAGGATCTCTTCACCCTCGCCAAGCATATTGATCTTTATCAATGCAAAACGCTGATCTTCGTTAAGGTTTCGATTCCTGGAGATATGATTAGCTAATCCGCTTCTGTTTATATTAAGGACAGTCTCAGCAGAGCTTAGTTGATCAATCATAAAATCAATAATTTCTGAATCTTCAGATGACGCTGCTAGGTTCGCCTCTGAACTACCAGGAAGCTCACCGGATTGGAGCTTTTGTCTTATCTCTTTTGATGTCAAAAGATTTAAATAATCTGGGCTATCTTTGTAATCCAATTCAGTAGTAGCAAGCCACTGGCTGAGCATCGGTCTGTATTCTTCCTTTGGAGGACTGTTAGAGTTGCCCTTTATCTGAAGAACCCTTCTTTCTTCTGGGTCCACTTCGACTGTTGCATGAGGTTCGTTGTTGCGGTTTCTCAAGGAGAACATAATCACTTCACCACGTTCCATTGCATCGCAATAAGACCCTACACAGTGATTCATTTTTTCACCTTCAGTCTCTATATCTTCAGCCGGAATTTGGACAATTTTATATCCATTTTCAAAATCGTAGACAACATTCATGGTTTTGTAGTCGTCTCCGGGATCTTCGGAGTCCTTGAACTTGTCATGCCACTGGGTGGCTAAGTCGAAAACTCGGTAGAACCCAAGATTCCACAGCTCCTTTGGCAAGGATGCTCTTGAGCCGTTCAAGTAATCTACTATATACCTGATATCATTACTGTATGTATTTAAATCTTCGAACGCTTGGGAACTGGATGGGGCGCTAGAGCCGTCTGTTTCTTCAAAATAAATTGAATTCCCTAACCACTTTGCAAAGCGCTTTCTGCCGGATGTTGGAAAATGATTGTCAGGTAGAGATTCTATCCAGGAAACTAGCTGTTGCGGGAATATTGGGTTGAGATAATTTGGGTCTCTTTCCATTTTTTGAAGGCGCGCGAAGTAGTCTCTCACTTCCTCATCTGCGGCTTGGGGTTCCTCTTTTTTTATATGATCAATGTTGATATTCCTAAGAACCTTAGCATCTCTTTCGGCTTCGTTTAGGAACCCTTTCCACTTTTTGTAAAACTTCATCTATAAACTCCTTACAATAAATAGTAAGTAATTCCAACCGTCAATAAAAAATCTGCACCAATAGGATCACTATCGCTAACGAAAGGCAAATCATTGTTTTAGCTGTAAGCATTGATTCTCCTAGGAGCGCCCAGGTCAATATAGGAAACAATATTAATCCAGTAGATGAACCAATAAAACGAGCGGTCCAGACCGAACCGGTTGATTCTGCTACAGCTCTCCAGGCATACCAGAACAAAATTGAAGTTGGTACTCCCAGAATAAAAGCAGACACAATTGGTCTACCTTTCCACCACTCAGACAAGAACTGTGCGTTCATATGAAACCAACCAAACACTTGTCCCGCAAAGAACAATGCAACGCCCAAGAATATCTGCATTAGTGGCTCCTTAGATTAGTGTTTCCCAATGGAAGTTCAACGGCGCGGGCAAGACCCTTTGATAAAAATGCCATGGTTTTCACTTCACTTGGATCGAGGAACAGCTCTTCTACCTCTGCTTCCTGGGCTTGTAATAGAAGATCGTCGAGGTAAGTTGTGATAATCTTTGCGGAAATCCTCAATTCCATAAGCGAAATAAGAACGTCGTTGTTGAAGATATATGTCTGCTTATAGTGGTCCTCTATTAGAGTCTCTAGTCGGTCGAAGTAAGTTTGAGCAGGCTTGTGGAGAATTCTTAAAGTAGCTACACTGACTTTAACCGCTGGAACCTGATCTTTGTCCGACATCTTATACTCCTTCTTTCTTGTTAGTCTGCTTAACCATTTCCTCTATAAATTCTTTATATCCACCCAACTTTCTAGTGTGACCTGTTTCAAGATTGTTGGCAAGAATAATTGGCACTGTAGGGTGGTTGTAGAAATCTTTATAATCCTCCAGAATTTCTCGATTGTCTTTAAAATCCAAAAACAAACTCTCTATTCCTTTTGCTTCACAAAAATCTAATGCAAGACAGCAAAAATTACAATCTGATCTTCCGAATACAATGTATCTATAATTAACCATTCAAAATTTGCTTCTTTCCGGAGAAACCGGAACTGACTTCTGAGTAGATTGACTCGGCTGTTCCAAGAGCTATTATTTCCTCTGTTCTATTGCCATCGTCCAGCTTTACTATAGAGAAGTTTAGGTTTGAATAATTTGGGTTCTCAGCAGTCAGAAATTCCTTTATGCCGGCATAGTCGGAGATTGAAACTATTTTTGAGCTGTTAATATAAACGTCTTTAAATACAAAATCGGCTTTAAAGCCTTTATTTTCTATTATAAACTGTTTTATTTTTAAAAGCATGTCTTTTCTTCTGCATTGTCGAGCTTATTTGACTGTTTTCGCCACACAGGTGATTTCCCATCCGTGTCCAAGCATACCCTTTTTTTGATAAGCAAAAAAGACAGCCTCTGGAAAGGTCAGAAACTCCCGATGGATTGTCTTAAAAAACTCTGTCTTTTTTTCAAAAAAGGTTATATTATAATTACTCACCAGCACTCCTTGTTATGATCCTATTGATTTTAAGACAAATGCACCGATTAAACCTACGACAGTTGTAAACAACGTCCAAATCATTTTGGAGCTGGTCGATTTCCATGATTCTAGTTCTCTCAGCCTCGCGTATAGCCCATTATCTGGGTTATATACTGCTTCTTTTATCTTTGCAATGTCTTCTGACATTTCTTCCTGTTTGCCTTGCATAACGTCTATGCCGTTGCAAACTCTATCTAATTTCGATGTTAACTCAACAATGTGGTCTTGATTGTCAGTCATGGTACTTTCCCTCCAAGAAATTACACACTATTAAGTAGTTGTTTTACGCCTCAACTATACTATGATTTGTCAATAAAAGGGTGCCGGCGACTGAAATCGCATTCTTAACTGCACACCGAGTTACTTTAGCAGGATCAATAATTCCAGATGTAAAAAAGTTTTCTTTCCGATTTGTCAAAAAGTTAAAACCCTCTGAATCCCCACAATCCCCCATAGTAAGCCTGAGAACTTCTGGGTTGTGACCTGCGTTTTCAGCCATTGTGTTGAACGGTGAAGCCAGCGCCTTTTTCAAAACTGCCTGAGATACCAACTGTTCGTCATTGTCAAATTCAACGTCCAACGCGTCGGAAATCCTCAAAAGGGTCAAGCCTCCACCTAGTACGATACCTTCTTGCTGTGCGGAGTTTACTGCCTCTAGAGCGTCTTCTATACGATGTTTCTTCTCTATCATCTCAACTTCAGAACTGGCTCCGACACGGATGATTGCAACACCGGAAGAAATTCTAGTAATTCTATCTTGTAGCCGCTGGGCGGCGTGAAGATCTTCTGTTTCCTTTATCTCGTTTTTGATTTGTTCTACTCTCTTTTCTAATTCCTCATGGTCTCCTGCGCCATCGACGACGGTGGTTCTTGATTTGCTTATCTCGACCGATGCAGACTGCCCAAAGTCTAGAAGACTAACTTCTGACAATTTATCTCCTCTCGTCTGCTGGAAAAACTTTGCGCCGGTTGTCATCGCGAGGTCTGTCATTATTCCTCTACGATCTTCGCCGTAGCTTGGAGCCTTGACTGCAGCAACTTTCATCGTCCCTCTGATGGTGTTCATAATGAGCGCTGCCAATGCTTGTCCTTCAATGTCATCTGCAACTATTACAAATGGTCTATTCTCTCTGGCGGCGATCTCCAAAGAAGGCAAAATGTCAGAAACGTTCTCAATTCTACTGTCCGTAATGAGAAACATTGGATTATCGTACTTTATAATACCTCTGCGGTCGTCAGTCACGAACGCCCTAGCAGCGAAACCAGACTGAAATTTAAAACCCTCTACTAACTCCAGGGTTGTATCATGAGACCTTGCTTCTTCGATTGAGATGGATCCATTTTTTCCCACCTTATCGACTGCAGTTGCCACTAGCTCCCCGATAACAGAATCATTGTTAGCTGAGATTGTTGCTATATGCTTGATGTCTTCTATTGATGAGACTGGCTTAGACAAGCCAGATATCCCTTCGCATATGACTTCACAACACCTATCAAGCCCTCTTTTAATTTCTATTGGGCTTGTACCAGATTCGATATGTTTGTTTGCTTGCTTTAAGATTTCTCTTGCTAGAATGGTGCTGGTGGTCGTGCCGTCGCCGGCTTCAGAGTTTGTCATCGCCGAAACTTGTTTTACCACTTCTGCGCCTGCATTTACATGAGGATCATCAAAGGTGATGCTTTGTGCAACAGTAACTCCGTCTTTCGTAATAAAAGGTCTCTGATCTTTTCGCTGGATCAGAACATTCTGTCCTTTCGGTCCTAAAGTTGCTGCAACATAATCCGCTAATGTATTAACGCCTTCAAGGACCTTGGTGCGGAGAATGGTCCCGTGGCTAAGTTTTGTATTCATTGCGCCTCGCTTTGTTTGATAAGATTATTATAGCACAGTTTCAGTAAAAGTCAAGCGTTTTTTATAATTCATCAGAAGAAATAAAGTCCGACTTTGCAGCTGCTGAGTCGGCTGTGATATTTTCTTCCATTTGACTTTGTATGGTCTCTGTGTGGGTGATTGCTCTTTGACCAGCGCTCATTGCGTCATTTCGCTTAGGGAACGTAATATACTTGTTCATGTCTTCAGTTAGATCGGCAAAAGCCTTAAACAAGACCTGGAACTTTTCTCTTACTGTATCCATGTGTATAACTGCTACATCTATGATCGCTTCGCGACTTGCAGGAAGCGAGCCTAGCTGTTGTAAATCTATAACTCCACGGCGTGCTAAAAATTCGACCTGCTCGGTAGATATTTTCCACCCGGTGTGACCTTCAGACTTTTGCTTTCCTTCTGCAACGAGTGCACTATCATCTTCTTGAGGCAAAGAAGAGTCTGCGGGGGGTTGTACGTCAGGAGACGATTCAGGCGCATCGTCCTGGAATAGCGGGGTTCTGATTCTCCCTGTGTATCCTGCGCAATGCTGTAATAAAGTATAAAGCATGGCTGGGTTGTCCAAATGTGCTTTTAAAATGGCTATATCATCAGCGGAATCCAAAACTTTTAAATCTTTTCCAGTAACAAACCCTCTATCTTCTCTGCCGGTGATTTCGGGGAAACTGTTTAATATCTTTTCTCTGAATTCTGATTTAAAAGTAAACTGGCTCAAGCCGTGTTTCTTCTGCTTAGCGGATTTTTCTCTTGTTTTCTTGTCAATCATTTTACCAGCGGTAAGAGTGAATAAGTCAATAAAATTTCTTTGATTTATATCAAAAGATTCTATTGATATTGAGTCTACACTACTTTTTCCAGTATCTGGCTTTACACTACTGCTCTTTCGGGCTACGACGTAGTTTACTGCACCGCCTTTGTCTGCGTAATCGTCAAAAAGAGCGTCTATCAGATTAGTAAAACTGCCCTCAACGACTGTGTTCGGACTTAAAAGTTTGAGGCTTACCGGGACAACTCCAGAATCATCCTTCAGTTCTGAAAATGCAACCAAATCTTGAATTGGAAGGTTTCCCTTCTCTGATCTTTCCGCCTCTTGTCTTCCCTGTAACAAAGCTGCGAGCCACCCCTCGAATACAAACCCTGCGCTTGCTTCATTAAAAGAATAGATAAGTGATGCTAACGCTTCTAAGATCAGCAAGGAAGATACAACTCTTCTGGGGGACTGTATCTTTGATGTTGGATCAGTTATTCTTTGTAAGAACTCTAGTTTTTTTTGCACTGATCGACCTCCGCCCATGACTGCGAAAATTCTATTTATTGTTTTTCGATCAGCAGTTGTTGGATCCCCCCAAGCCTCTGTTGGCACAAAGGACGGCAAAGTTAACAAAAACTTTTCTGCTTCTTTCCTTTGTTTCTTGGTGACCTTCTCCTCTAAAACTTCGCTAAATTTTATCGAGCAGATTTCATCCAGGATCTGATAGTCGTCTTCAGTGAGGGGATTTCCCTCAGAAACCTCTGAGATCTCCATCTGGTTGTAGACTTCTTCTATTAGACGGAATAGAGATTCCCTAGTGGATACAACGTTTTTATTATTTGATAACAACTCTTTATGCCAACTCATTATGTAACTCCTCTATATAATTAGATGATTTCATCAGCAATTCCCAACTTAATTGCCTCTTCAGCCGATATGTAAACATCGGTCTGTGTTTTTAAAAGTTTCTTTATTTTTGATTTTGTCATTTTTGTATAACTAGCCAGAGTTTCAATATACCTGTCTTGAATCCATTTAATTTCTTCAAGCTCATTTTCCATGTTGAATATCGTGCCATGAGAGCCGGCAGAGACATTGTGCAGCATGATTCTGCAGTTCTTTCCAATGTACCTTCTGCCCTTTGATCCTGCTGCGAGGATGGGGACACCAGCGGACATAACCTTTCCAACGCCATAGGTCTCAATGAAACAAGTTCTTTTCTTGATCATGTCCATAACATCAAGGATTGAAAACATGTCAGAAGCTATGCCACCATGGGTGGATACAAATACTTCCATCGGTCTAGCAACCGTTATGAGATCTGAATCCGGATCTGCTATGTCTTCCGGTATCTGAGTTATCGAAGTGCTCTCAAGGTAGAGCAAGGCTGAGACAACCTCTGAACCTTTCTGCTCAGTTATATCTCCGTACAAATTTATTGTTCTCAGTTGTGGAGTTTCGTCAAATGGAGGTTGTATGTTGTTTATAATGACAACTTGCTTTTCGTCATTTTGACTTTTTTCTTCTTTTGCTTTTTTCTTCTTAATCATTCTACCTCTTTTATAAGAAAAGTGTTTTGTTTAATTTCTTCAATCTCTGCTTCAAAGTCTGTCTTTTCAGGAAACCTCTTTTTAAAGATTAAAATATGTTTGTTTTTTGCCGGGTCGAAACCCCTACCTGAAGTGTGCCAGCTTGTAAAAATATTTGACACCTCTTTTTCTTCACCTTCGGTAAAAGTTACCTGAATATTGTATTCGTTTTCTGGGTTTACCCAGAAAACACCCTCTATTAAATTCCTCATAACAAACGCCCTCCCAAAGATAAAAGCATTTGTTATAAATATACTACCACATTCCTTTCGGATAGTCTATAAAAAAAAGCCTCGTTGTTTTTGCAACGAGGCTTTTGTATCTAAATGAGTCTAAACGCTATTTCGAAGCCTTCAATTTCTCGCTAACGAGCCTTTTTGTGACTCTTCTAAGAACTTCTTGTACAATATCTTCCTCTTCATCGGTGGCGGGCTCATCTTCAGCCTCGGGAGCCATAGGTTCTTCTGCTGCTGGCTCCTCTGCTGCTGGCATTTCGTCTTCGGCGTCCATTGCTTCCTTTAGCCTTTCACCAAGAGTGATAAGCAATTGTGCCTCTTCCTCGGTGAGGCTGACATCTGCGCCGGGATCCATTTCTGCGTCTTCGGCAGCTGCAGGAGCTTCCATTTCCGCATCCATTTCTGGATCTTCTTCCATATCCATGTCCATTTCCATTTCTTCTTCTTCTTGCTCGAAGAGCCAATTTACTTCATGGATCGCTTCTTCGTCGGCTACTTCAGCCATAGGTTCCGCGGAGCCTTCTTCGTCTGCCAGCATTGCCGCGATCAGCTCGTCGTCGGTCTGCTGGTCTAGGACTTCTGCCTCTCCACCTTCTTCGAGGTCTTCCATCCGGTCTTCTTCGTCTGCCATGGCAGGCGGGGCTGCATACATTTCATTAATAAAGTTGCTCGTAAGTGTTTCCACCTTTGCCAACTTCATGAAGCGTCTCACAGTATTTTCATTCAATAATTTATTGTTACTCATTTAGATATATCTCCTTTTAAAAATGGAATAAAATACAATATTAAATAGTTTAAGCTCATAAGAAAATCATTTTTTTATTCTCTTAGATAGCTTCTTAAGAGCCTGCTTCTCAAGTTGAGAAACTCTGACCAACGAAATACCCAACCTCTTGGATACTTCTGCCAAGGTCATGGGTCCATGTTTTTCTATAGCCACATAGATACAATTATCGTCTTCGGGGTAGTCTATCCAGCATCGACTTTCGTCTTCTTCACAGCATTTTTTACTCATCCTGTTATTCAAAGTCCTCTTCGATTAGATCAAACACAAAGCTTTTCTCTGCGTCCGAAAGGTTGAGGTCTGATTTCATTTTTTCTCCTTTTTCTATATCTGAAATTGATTTTTCTATTTTTCTTTTTCCCATAGTTCTGTTTTTTTCTTTTATCTTTAGGATAATTTTTGACATGTCAAGATTATTATCAACATACATCCCCACTATTCCGCGGAAAAACATCCCCTGTGTTAGTTTATCATACCTTAATCTAACTAGAAGTCTTGCGTATTGGTCGTCATCCTCTTCAAAGATTATCTTTTTTGTTTTCATCTTTTTAAAATGTGAGTGCTACTTTCCATTTGTCCAGCAGAGGTTTGGTGTATAAAGTTGCACTTAGTCTGTAGCTCTCTGATTGATCTGGCTCCAGTATAAGAGAGCCCAGACTTAATATTATATTCAAGGTTTTTGATTATGTTTCTGACAGCACCCTTGTAAGGAATAGTGGTGGATATACCCTCTAGTGATCTCGCTTCCCCACGCCATTCTACTTGCGCTTCGATGGATGCCATACCTCTATACACCTTATACTTTTGCTCATCGTTACCGCTCAATACGTCGCCTGGAGATTCGTCTGTGCCTGCCAGCATTGATCCCAACATAACAAAGTCAGCGCCTGCAGCGAGAGCCTTTACGATGTCGCCGGCGGACTTAATTCCACCATCAGCTACTATGATGGCGCCATCCATACTTGAACAGTCTAAAACAGACTGAAAAGTTGGAACCCCATGACCGGTCTGGATCCTTGTTGAGCAAATGGACCCTCCCCCAATACCGACGCGGACGGCATCGGCTCCCCACGAAGATAAATCATGATATGCTTCTGGGGTTGCAATGTTTCCTGCCATCACCAGAACTCTCTCTCCAAAGGTATCCTTTATTTTCTTTATGGTCCTTTCCATCAGCACATGGTGACCGTGAGCAACGTCAATGCAAAGAATTCTCACGCCATTTTCAACAAGCATCTTGGCGCGCTTATCGACATCGTCGGATGAGCCAATCGCTGCCGAAAGCTTTGAAGCGTACGCGTGACTTTCTTCCTCTAAGGACATTCTAGCGTCAGTGAAAACGCTGGTTTGTCTAATCGGTGAGTTATATCTATGTAGGACCCCAAGACCTCCCAATTTTGCCATTGTTTTCATCATTGCGCCTTCTGTCACCGTATCCATCGGAGAAGAAATTATTGGGATTTCAAATTCGCAATCTCCTATTGAGGACCTAATATTAACTTCCGATCTTGTCTGAATGTCACTCTTTGCTGGTACGAGCAAGACGTCGTCAAAACAATATGTCTGTTTAAATTTCATTATTTGTATCTCCCGCGGGAACATAACAGTCAAGACAAAGCAAATCTAAATTTTCGCTTTCTTGTTTAATTCCCCAATTATCAATCTTCTCTCCTTCATGTGGAGGTCTGCCACATTGAGAGCAGACAACTTTTGCCTTAAACTCTTTCATGCTTCTCCTAAACTCTTTCATGAAAATCTTTTTATGCGAAAGAAGTTTTTTTCTTTTAAATTTTCTTGAAAACTTCATCACCGATCACCAGTAGAGCCAAGGGCGCCGGCGCCTCTGGATGTTTTAGCCTGATAGATGTTATCTTGCTTAACCTCAATCAGAAGTGGTCGTGACAAGGCGACAAATACGCCTTGGGCAACTTTTTGCCCGGGCTCAATCGTTTGTGCGATAGTGCCTATGTTATGTAAGTTAACAAAAATTTCTCCGTCGTAGCCACAATCCACAACACAGGCGCCTGTGATTAAAGACTTCTTAGATGCAATCCCCGACTTATTCATAATCTGTAACATACAATTATGCGGGACTTGAACCTTCACTCCGGTCTGAAGTAAAGAAGATTCTCCTGGGTTGATAACAATGGGCTCTTCAACCTCTGGACTAAAGAAGAAGTCCATTCCTGCGTCCGCAGCATGTGCTCTCTTCGGTATTTTTGCATTTTTTCTAACTCTGAAAACATTAACCTGTTCTCTTGGTACTTCTGGGTCAAACAATGTCATACTCCATTCCTAGTTCTCTTAAATCTTTCTCTTCTACAAGCGTATAGGTAAACGAATTACCCCATATATCTGCAGCCTTGTTACAAGTGTCCATAAATTCATAAAAGTCTACACTACTTTGAAAAACTTGACACCCTGCGGAGACTCCTCCGGTATACTCTCTCTCATCAGGTCCGAATTGGCGATGAATGTTGATTCCATAGAAGCCTTCATCTTCTGCACCAATATAATCGGGCTTTGCGTCGCGATTATTATCGCGCCAGACGGACACTTTTCCGTTTCTTTGACACAAAGCAGTATATTTTCTTTTGCCACCGTGAGTGTCTATTTTGTAAACACCCCTGTATTGGTCCGGGATCAATATGGCAGCACCCTTCTTGACGATAGGCTTTGTAAGGATTCGAGTCCCAGGCTCTGTCGTAGCTGGATAAATGTCGCAGACCCACTCATCATCAATTTTGTAAAGAAGGTTGATAAAGTCATCAAACCTTGAAGCATCACCTGAGTCGTTTCGAACTCCTATAATGTTTAGGTTGAAGTTCCCATTTTCAAAAAAGGAATACCCCTTGTTTAGTAAGGTTTTCCTGTAGTGCTTCGCTGTCATTTTTGCAGCAAGTCCTGTTAATCTAGCCATTGTTATCTCCTTAAGCTAATAATTTAAACATCTTCCTGACACTAAATGTCGAGA